CTGCCATATATAACCAAGTTCGAGCAGGAGCTCAATAACAAGCTGCTACTTCCCAGCGAGCGTGGGCAGTATGTCATTGAGTTTGACACCAGCGTACTGCTGAGGACAGACAAGTCGGCCCTGGCCACATATTGGAACCAGCTGTTCCAGGTTGGCGCCGCCACACCTAATGAGGTCCGTCAGAAGAACAACCTGCCACGGGTCGAAGGCGGCGATGAAGCCTTTGTCCAGGTCAATGTCCAGACCCTGAGGAACGCCACACGGCCACAGCCGGATTCAGTGTCGGACAAATAATTGCTTAACAGAAAAAAGTTACAACATGAACAAGGAAATTGAAAACGAAAATCGCGAGATACGCAATGTCACATCACCGGTTGAACTGCGTGAAGAAGGTGACAAGCGTACCGTTGAAGGCTATGCTGCACTCTTTGACACACCATCAGATAGGCTCTCATTCGAGGAGCGCATTCAGAAGGGCGCCTTCGATGGCGTGATTGAGAAGTGCGACTGCATGGCTCTCCTGAACCATTCCACTCAGCGTGGAATGCTGGCCCGCTGCCGCCGTGGCAAGGGTTCTCTCACTTTAGAAGTCGATGAAAAAGGCCTCAAGTACCGCTTTGACGCCCCCAAGACAGCTCTTGGGGACGAACTAATAGAATCGCTCAAGAGAGGCGACATCACCGAATCTTCATTCTGCTTTGACGTCGAGAAAGATTTCTGGGAAAAAGACAAGGCCAGCGGATGCTGGAAGCGCTCCATCATCAAGATTGGCAATCTGTATGACGTTTCACCTGTTTACAATGCCGCCTACAGCAAGACCAGCGTCAATCTCCGTGGTATGGAAGCCGAGCAGGCGCGACTTGACGAAGAAGCCCGTCAGGCTAACCAGGTCCCCGACAGCTACTTTGAAAACCTCAAAAAACAATATTCACTTTAACCAACTATGGCAAAAGAAAAAACAATCATTGAACTGCGCGAAGAGAAGAAGTCTCTTTCCGTGGAATCACGCGGTATTCTGGCCAAGGCACAGGAAGAAAAGCGCAAGCTGACCGCTGAAGAGAGTGACAAGCTGGACGCCAACGAGATGCGCCAGCGCGAGATCAACATCGAGATTGAAGAGCGTAACGACCTCAACAACTCGCAGTTTAACCGTGAAGGTCAGAAGGAAAGCCGTAGGGCAAGCCTCGTTCGCCTTCTCCGTAATCAGATGATGGGCATTCCTCAGAGTGGCCCGGAAGCAGACCTCGTCAGCCGCGCCTCAGAACGTGCTGCAGGTTTGGAAGCTGGCGGCGTTCAGGTCCCTTTCGAAACCCGTTCTCCGATGACCACTTCAAGTGGTGTCAGCAATGGTGTCATCGACCAGGACAACATGGACATCGTCCTTCCTTTGGAAAAGAAACTCGTCTTCGCTGAGGCTGGCGCTACCATGCTCACCGGTCTTAAGGGCGACATCGCATTCCCTGGCCTCTCAGACGTCACCGTCGCTTGGGACGCCGAGACTGACAATGCCGCCGATGGCACACCGTCTCACAGTTCGGCTCTTAAGTTGACTCCTAAGAGACTCTGCGCTTACTGCGACATTTCCAAACAGCTGCTTGTACAGGAGAATCAGGACATCGAAGGCTACGTTCGTAACCTCATTGCTGTAGCTGTCGCTCAGAAGCTCGAGAACACAGCTCTCGGCAAAGCTGCATCAGGTGACGCACCTGCTGGAATCTTCTACACAGCCCCAACTCTCAAGGGTGACTTCTCATGGGCCAATGTCGTAGCAATGGAAACCACTGTCAATGAAGCTGGCGGAGTCCAGGGCAATTTGGCCTACATCCTCCACAGCAAGATCTACGGCGCCGCCAAGACCTTGCCCAAGCACACTTCATCGGCTGGCGGTCTCATCATAGACCGCGAAGGTAACATGCTTAACGGCTACAAGTGCTTGAACACCGGCAATGTCGCCACACAGCTCGAGACTGCTCCTGCAGTGGGCTCAACTCCTGCTGTCAATGACGGCTACGGCGCCATCTTCGGCAACTGGGCCGATTTTGTCATTGCCAACTGGGGCAACCTGGACATCACCATTGACAACCTGACACAGGCTGTCGGCGGCAAGGTCCGTCTTGTGCTCAACACCTGGTGGAACTACGGCATGACCCGTACCGCCTCCTTCAAGACCGGAGCTTTCGCTGTAGATTGATTTGGTTGTTGATTGATATGCACTCAAGGCAGGCAGGGCTGATTACCCTACCTGCCTACAAATTAAGATTTTCATGAGATACGTAACACTTGATGAGATAAAGCGCCAGGTAAGCATGGACACCAACATTGACGATCTGCTGCTTGCCCAGATGGGTGATGCTGCCGAACAGGCTACCGAGAACTACATGTGCCAGCCTATCAGCGCCACTCTGGGTAACGATGGCGAGATACCACCGGCACTCAAGCAGGCCATTCTCATGCTTGTGGCGACATTCTACGACAACCGCGAATCTGTCAACTACCAGCAGGTCCACATGTCACCTGCTTATCAGATCCTCATCGGCCCATATTGCAGGTACTGACATGAGAGCAGCAGAGTTCAGATATGAAGTTTCCGTCAAGCGTTCCGCCGGCACGCCTGACAGTTACGGCTATACAGCCACCACATGGCAGACTGTAGCAACTCACCGCTGCGTCCGTGAAGTCCAGAACAGCAACCGTACACTCAGCAATGGCGAGCTGTGGTACCCCAATGCTGCCGTATTCACCTTTCGCCTTGGCGCCAATGTTCAGCTTGGAGACCGTATACAAGACGGTAACAGTCTGTATGATGTCATCAGTTGTACTCCGGATCGCCTAAAAAGAATAATAACCGTCAACGCCGAACTGCACAATGAGTGAGCCTGTTCTTGAATGCAACGTGGAGCGCATGATGGAGGTCTACAATGTCCTTAAGCCAGATGCTCTTGTACAGGTGACCAAGAACGCCTTCTCCAAGAGTATCAAGATAATGGCCGATGCCGTGAAGCGAGAGTACCGCTCCATGTTCCCGGGCAGTGCCTACTACAAGGCTGTCCATTACAAGGCCTTCAAGACCGGCAAGGGCGCCGTGGTAGACATCAACCGCTTCAAGCGAAGACGCAAGGGCGACCCGATGTATAAGTCCTACGTCGTCAGAATCCTTGAGCTCGGCTCTTACAAGACTGGTGAGCGAAAGACTAAGAAAGGCTGGAGCCGTGGTGTATTGACGCCTCGTCCGTTCTATGCGCCCGGAATAAGCGCCAGTCAGCAGCAGGCAGAGGCCAGTTACATGCAGAACCTTGATCGCGCAATGGCGCAAAAGATAAATCAGTTAGCAAAATGAGCACAAACAACGCAACTCCGGTACAGCCTACCGACCCCGTCAATCTGGGTATATGGATTCGCCAGCAGCTGGTAGCGGCAGAGGCCGTCACCACCATTGTTGGCAACAAGATATTCCCGTTTACCACTGCCGACCCGCAGAACCTGCCGTGGTTGGTATGGGACAACCTTCAGGTCTCCTTTGAAGACACCAAGGACGGCACCAAGACTACAGGCGCCTCGTTCTCCATCTTCTGTGCCGGTGCGACTCCCGAGTCATCGGCCACACTGGCCACGGCCGTCAAGAACGCCCTCAACGGCAACACCGGATGTCGAATCAGCCAGTGGAGTCAGGGCTTCACTGAGGACACCCAGTTTTCAAATGATCTACAATTTATAATCGAATTCTGATATGGCTATCAAAGCAAACACAGTCAACGTAGGGTTCGTTTCCGGTCAGACCACCAAGACTCTGGCCGGCTGCAAATCCGTTAACGTCAAGCTGACCGCCCAGTTTGACGAGGACCGCGACAAGAGCACAGCCTCCGGTCCGCACAGAGAGTTCAGGTGGTGTGAGATGAGTGGCAGTTGCAGCGGTGTTCTGGCCGATGCCAGCGCTTCGCAGTTCGGACTCTCCGACATGGAAGGGTGGGCCAAGGCAGGTGCAGCACCCGGGGCACAGCTCAAGGTGTCAGGCACGTCCAAGTTCCACTGCGCATCCACCAAGATAACGAGTTTCAGCATCAGCGCTCCAGTTGAGGGCAAGGCTACATGGACCTTGAACTTCACGGGCGTGGGTAAGGCAATCTTAAACTGATACGGCCATGCAGTGTAAAGGAAAAAACATAATGCTGTTCCTGGGCAACGAATGCGTAGCCCTGGCAACTAACCACACGATGAACATCAACCCCCAGTTCAGCGAGTCCAAGACCAAAGACGATGCCGAAGGACCGGCTCCCGCCTCTCTTGACTATGCCGATTGGGACGCCTCAGTTGATGCCCTTATGGGAACATCTGCCGCATCAGGCACCAAGGAATATGACGACCTCGTCAGCCTTGTGATAGCCGGAACATCCGTCTCTCTTGTCGCCGATGCAGTATCAGCAGCACAGGCAGGCGGCGCCAT